ATTTATGCGGATGCCGATGGTAAATACACAACACAGCCACCAGCCGTAGTTGATAAACAGCTGCAACCAATTATTAAAACTAATACTATTGGTAATGGCAGTAAAGGAAATGTACAAGTAAGATTAAAACCTTATGAGTATATGGGTAAAACTGGTATTTCTGTTCAATTATTAGCTATGCAAATTACTGAACTTAAAGAATATCAAGGCGGAGATTCTTTAGAATTTAAAGCAATTGATACTGATACAGCAGTAATTTAATAATAAACATTTGGCTGGGCCTTCGGGCCTGGCTTTAAAAGGTTTAAAATGAATAAAGAAATTATAAAGTTTAAAAATATAGAGCTTAAACATTCTTTTAATTTAGATCCTGATGAATTAAAATTAATTAAAAATAATTCAAAAAAATCTATAGTTAAACGTTTTTATTTACCTCTTGAAAAAAAAGAAATAGGTCTTGTTAACTCAGACACTGATAGAATTGAAATTGTTATTAAAGTTGGTATGATTTTAGATTTAACTCAAATGCATCCTGACGATTTAGAAATAATTTATGAAGAAGCAAATATAACCGAAGAATTTCGTAAATACTACCCTTGTAATTATTTATATACAATAAATAGTTGGCGAATTGTTCAATAAAAGGAATACAAAATGAAAATAATTTATGATTTGGAAACAAATGGTCTTGTAGATACAGTTAGTACAATATGGATTGCTGTTACTAAAAATATAGAAACAAATGAAATTATAACGTTTTCAGATTATGATAAAGATTCAAAACCTTTAAATGAATTATTACCATTTTTAAATAAAGCAAAAGTTTTAATTGGTCATAATATTATTAATTATGATAATGTTGTTTTGCATAAACTTTTAGGTTGGCAGCCACAAAATATTAAAATGATTGATACAATGCTTTTAAGTCAAATGAATAATTTTAGACGAGAAGGTAAACATTCACTTAAAAATTTTGGTGCTATTCTTGGCGATGCAAAGCTAGAATTTAATAATTTTCATGAATATAGTGAAGACATGAAAAAGTACGCACTACAAGATGTGAATTTAAATCATAAAGTTTATAATTTTGTTACTAAAGAAGCAATTCAATTAATTAAAAATAGACCAGCATACCAGCAAGCGTTAAGAACTGAGCATGCAATTGCAGAGTTATGCGCTGAGCAAGTTAAGAATAAATGGAAATTTAATATTGAGTTAGCAAAAAAGCATTATTTATATTTAACTTCTGAAATGAAAAAAATTGAAGATAAAGTTAATCCGACCTTAAAACCTAGAAAAGTTATGATTGATAAAGAGCCAAAAAAAGCTCGTTATTTACAAAATGGAACCTTTAGTGCGGTTACTGTTAGAATGCTTTCAGAATATTTAAATAAAGAAATTAAAGCAACAGATACAAATTTATGGGAGCCTAATAAAACTTTTCAAAGATTTAAAATGGTTGAAGCTGATTTAGGAAATATGGATCAAGTGAGAGGAATGCTATTAGATAATGGATGGCAGCCCACTCAATTTACTCCTAAAGGTGAACCAAAAATTACCGACGATAGTTTAGCAAGTATTAATTCTGAAGTAGGTAAAGAAATAATATATTATTATTCTTTAAGATCTAGACATTCAGTTTTAAAAGGCTGGATTGAATTAGCAGAAGCAAATAATAATAGAGTATACGTAGAAGCTTTTAATTTAGGTACACCTACATTTAGACAACGACATTCAAAAGTAGTTAATGTTCCGGGTGTTAAATCATTTTTTGGAAAAGAAATGAGAGAATTGTTTATAGCTGATGAAGGAAAAGTAATGGTAGGCTGCGATAGTAGTGGTAATCAAATAAGAGCATTAGCACATTATTTAAATAATAAAGAAGTTAATAATCATATTTTAAAAGGCGATATACATCAACATAATGCCGATACAATAGGAATATCAAGATCCTTAGCTAAAGGAGTTTTGTATGCTTCTATATTTGGCGCTGGTGTACGTAAACTTGGGAAAATGGTTACTGGAATAGAAGATCTTGATAAAGGTAAAGAAGTAAAGGCTAAACTTTACGAAGCCTTGCCGGGTCTTAAAGAACTTATTACAAAATTAAATAATTTCTTTTATACAACACAAAACAAAACAGGTTATGGGTATATTCCGGCTTTAGATGGCAGAAAAGTATATGCAGAATCATCTTTTAAATTATTAAATTACTTATTACAATCTTTTGAAGCAATTACAGTTAAATCAGCTGTTGTTAATGCTTTTAAAATGTTTAAAGAGGAAAAATTAGATGTTGATATGCTTGGTTTAATTCATGATGAAGTTCAAGTTCAAACTAAACCAGAAAATACACAAAGGGTTAAAGAAATATTGTCTTATTCATTTGGTGATTTTATTACTAAAGAATTGGAGCTAAATATTGAAATGGCAGGAGATGCTAAAGAGGGTAAAAACTGGTATGAAACTCATTAATGATGATTTAAAGGTATTTAAAAATTGGTATTTGAAAAATAATTTAATTCAAGTACCATATAATAATCCAATAATGTTTATTGATGGTATATCAGGAATAACTATTTATAGAAAAGGGCAATTTCAAGTTCAATTGTTTATTTGTGAACCAAATATTTTAATTAAAGAACATTCACATCCTAATATAGATAGTTATGAAATGTTTTTATGGGGTATGGAATTTACTCATAAAGGTAAAATAATAATTAATAAAGAAATGGCATTATTAGAAAGAAATAATATGCCTAGATGCTTTAAGTGGACATTAAGAATTAAACAAAATGAATTACATGGTGGAAAATCATCAAATAAGGGTGGTTCATTTATATCAATTCAAAAATGGTTAAATAATATAAAACCGTCTCATGTTTCAGAAGATTGGGCAGGTGATATATTAGGTAATAAACATAAAGAGCAATTAAGGAAATATTAAAATGAGTAATAAAATAATTGGTATTGTTGATGGTGATGTATTGGTATACAGAGCTTGTAATAAAGCCATAAAAGATAATTTAGATGTAAGAAAAACATTTGATGAAATATATAAAGAAGTAAAAATGAATACTGCTTGTGATGAATATAGTTTGCATATTTCTGGTAAGGGTAATTTTAGAAGAGAAATAAAACAACCTTATACAGTTTATAAAGGCAAAAGAAAAGATAAGCCTAATAATTTTCGTGAGTTAAAAGATTATGTTATTGCTAAATATAAACCAATAAGCAAAGATGGTTTTGAAGCTGATGATACAATTTCGATAGAAGCCACAAACTATTTAAATAATAATCAATTGTATATGCTTATAACTATAGACAAAGATTTAAAAACTATAGGTGGATTATTTTATAATATTATGCATAACAATTTAATTGCTGTATCAAAATATGAAGCAATTGCATTTTTTCATGAACAGCTATTAACGGGTGATTCAGTAGATAATATTCCAGGAGTAGAAGGTATTGGACCTGTAAAAGCTAAAAAAATTTTAAAAGATAAAAATTTAGTAGAGCAATTTGAATCAATTTTAAAAACTTATAAACTATATTATAAAAAGGATTATAGAAATCGAGTAGAAACAATGGGTAAAATGTTATACTTGTTAAAAAAAGAAAACGATAATTGGACAATAAATTATTGGAAAGGCTTTATTAAACATGTATAAATTAACGATTAGAGGAATTTGTGCAATGGCAAATTCTAATGCAAAAAGACGAAGTAAGAAAAAACATTTACCTTATAATTTAGATACTAATTATTTACAATCTATTTTTCCAAAAGATTTTATGTGTCCAATATTAAAATATAAAATGGTTGTAAATAAAAATCAAGTAGGTAAACTTAGCCCGACATTAGATAGAATTAATCCAAGGTTAGGATATGTTAAAGGTAATGTTGAATTTGTTTGTATGCTAGCTAATCATATGATGAGTAATGCAAATGGAAATGATTTAAAACGATTTAGTAAATGGATTAATAATAGATATAAAAAAGAAGAGGAAAATAATGACAAAAAATACTTTTATAAAACACACGGAGTGCAGCTCATGTGGAAGTTCTGATGCAAATGCAGTATATTCTGACGGGTCAACTTATTGCTTTTCATGTAAAAAAAGTAGTAAATCTGGAAGTCAAGATATAGAAATTGAATTTAATGTTGTACAAACACAATTAAATTTAGAAGAAATAGCAGCATTACCTGTAGATTCATTTAGAAATATTTCAAAAAAAGTTTTATATGATGCAGGAGTAAAAGTAGAATATGATCAAAATAGAAATATTATCAGTCATTTTTATCCAATTACAATTAATAAAAAAATTAAAGCTTACAAGAAAAGAATAGTAGCAACTAAAGATTTTAGAGTTGTAGGTAAAGCAGAAGTGCCTCAGCTGTTTAATCAAGTTAATTGTGGTAGATACAAAAACTTAGTTATTACAGAAGGCGAAGTTGATTGTTTATCTATACTTGAAATGCTTACAAAGGCTAAAGCAAAATTTGATGTTGTATCAATTGTTAATGGTGCCCAGAGTGCCAGACGAAATATTGCTTCTAATCTTGATTTTGTTAATAAATATGATAAAGTATTTTTAGCATTTGATAATGATGAATATGGAATTGAAGCTGCAAAAGATGTTGCACATATTATTAAGCCTGGTAAAGCACATATTGTAAATAGTATTTATAAAGACGCAAATGATGCTTTGTGTAAAGAGCAAACAGATAAATATTTAAATGATGTTTGGGGCGCGAAACCTTATAAACCTGATAATTTTGTTTCGGGTGAAAAAATATGGCAAGCATTTAAAGAAAGATCTGAAGTTAAATCAATTGCATATCCTGATTGTTTAAAAGGTTTAAATGATAAATTATTTGGAATGAGATTAGGTGAAATTACTTTATTTACATCTGGTACAGGTTCGGGTAAATCAACAGTTGTTAAAGAAACAATTTTAAATTTATTAGAAAAAACTAAAGATAAAATAGGTTTAATATCTTTAGAAGAATCTATAGGTGATACAGCAACTAAATTAATTGGTATGTCTATTAATAAAAATATTAGAATGCCGGGTGATGTTAGTGACGAAGAAGCGAGAAAAGGTTATGAAAAAGTATTTGGTGATGAAAGATTAATACTATTAGATCATCAAGGATCTGTAGCTGATAGCTCTTTATTAGATAGGATTGAATATTTAGCAGCTTTAGGTTGTAATTATTTAATACTTGATCATATTACAATCGCTGTTAGCGAAGGCGTTGATGGATCAACAGGTAATGAAGCTGTTGATAAAGTTATGTCTTCTTTATTAAAAATTGTTAAACGGTATAATATTCATTTAACTTTAATATCTCATTTAAGAAAAAGTTCTGGAGATGGTAAGTCATTTGAAGAAGGTGTTATGCCTAATTTAGATTCAATAAAAGGATCTGGAAGTATAAAACAAATAAGCTTTGACATTATAGGTTTTGCTAGAAACATGATGGCAATTGAAAAATCTGATAGAAATATAGTTAAATTTGCTGTATTAAAATCTAGATTTAGCGGAGATACCGGTCAATGCGGACAAGCAACTTATAATATAGACACGGGAAGATTAAATTATAATGAAAGTAATTTAGCTTTTAAAGAAGTGTTATAACCAGTTTCGGTTAGAAGTTAGAACTGCACGTAAGACCTTATAGGCAACAGCTAACAGACAATGGTAGAAGGATGACCAATAGGCTTTTCCTCTCTCGGCCTACATCACTACTAGTAAACCGGAGCAGCTGAGCAACCTGTTTAAAAGGCTCACAAATAAAGGAAATATGAAAACAAAAAAATACAGACCATTAGCCGATTCATTAACAATAAAAAAATCAGAT